GGCCACGCCTTGCTCGACCGCCTCGCTGGCGATCGGCCCCGAAGGGCACGCCGGCCTCAAGCTGCCGACTCCCGACGCCGCGTATCCCGCGCCCGGGACGCCGGCCGTCAGCTACCTCGTCAAGACGGTGCTCGGGTTCAATGTCTGAGTATCTGACGCTGGACGACCGGGTCGGCCTGCTCACTGTGCTCGCCACGATCCTGGGCGTCTACGGCGTCGCGCTGGTCGGGATGCTGGCCAAGGACTGGCTCGACGACAGGTTCCGGCCGCGATTCTGAAGCAACCTCGACGAGGCAACGACAGTGGCGAGGTCGGCCCCCTGCGAATGGGGGCGCCCCAGGCTGAGCGGGCTCGAATCCCGCCCTCGTCGATGACCTGCTTATCAGGAATGATAAGCAGGTGCAATCGTCCGTAAGGCTGGCGCCACGCAGCCCGAAACGAGCCGCCCGACTAGCGCTGGAACGGCGGCCACGTCAGGCTGAATGACGGTTCGATTCCGCTCCGGACGGCCTTTCGGCCTCGGTTCTGATCCAGGCCCCCACGGTGGAGGGACAGGAGTGGCCGCGTGGATCTCACTTACAAGCAGCGGCTTTTCGTAAGCTTCTACCTCGGGGAAGCCAACGGGAATGCGACGAAAGCGGCTCGCTTGGCGGGCTATTCCTCGCCCGAAAAGCAGGGATATCAATTACTAGGGAAAACTAGGATTCGCGCGGCCGTCGATTCGGCCCTCGCCGCGGCCGCGATGTCGTCAGACGAGGTGCTCGCCCGGCTGTCCGAATTCGCCGCCGCCGATCTTTCCGACTACGTCACGGTCGGCGACGACGGCGAGGGCTGGGTCGATCTGACCAAGGCCAAGCGGCGGCTCCGCGTGGTCAAGAAGCTGAAGTTCACCAGGAAGACCTTCGAGCGGGACGGCATCGCGACTTCGGACACGACCGCCGAGATCGAACTGCACAGCCCGCTGACGGCGCTCGACAAACTGGCCCAGTATCACGGCCTCTACCGAGACCGTGAGGCGGTTGGAAAGGACGGCGTTCCGCTCGTCCCTCAAGGCATCACGGTCGAGTTCGTGGACGCGCCGGAACGACCGGATGAAGATCCAACTGCCTAGCAAGATGCGTCCCGTCTTCGACGGCCCGGCCCGCTATCGCGGGGCCTACGGCGGCCGGGGCAGCGCCAAGAGCCGGTCGTTCGCGGCGATGCTCCTCATCGACGGGATGCGCGAGCCCGGCCCGCTCCTCTGCGCCCGAGAGCTTCAGATCAGCCTCAAGGATTCGGTCCACGCCGAATTGTGCGGCCTGGTGGACGACTTGGGATTGGACGGGGTCTACGAGTACGGACGGGAGTACCTCCGGACCAAGCCGGGCTACTTCCCCGGCGGCGCGCAGACCGAATTCGTCTACAGCGGCTTGCGGCACAACTCCCAGGGGATCAAGTCCAAGTCGCGGTTCCGGCGGTGTTGGGTCGAAGAGGCCGAGTACGTCACGGAGCAATCCTGGAAAGACCTGATCCCGACCATCCGAATGCCGGGCTCGGAAATCTGGCTGACGTGGAACCCGGAGGTCAAGGGGAGCGCGACCGACCGGCGGTTCATCGAGTCGCCGCCGGCCGACGCCCGCATCGTCGAGGTCAACTGGCGGGACAACCCGTGGTTCCCGGCCGTGCTCGACCAGGAGCGGCTCAACGACCTCAAGCGGGATCCGGACTCGTACCACCACATCTGGGAAGGCAAGTACGCGACCCGCAGCGACGCCCAGGTCATGCACGGCAAATGGAGCGTCGAGGCGTTCGAGCCCAACGTGGACGCCAAGGCCGGCCCGGTCTGGGACGGCCCCTACGACGGGGCCGACTGGGGCTTCTCGGCCGATCCGACCGTCCGCGTCCGCTGCTGGATCTTCGATGGGAAGCTCTACGTCGAGCGGGAAGCCTACGGCAAGCACGTCGAGCTCCTCGACCTGCCGGCGCTGTTCGACCGCTTCCCGGACTCGCGCAGGGTGCGGATCCGGGGCGATTCGGCCAGGCCCGAGACGATCAGCTACATGAAGGGCCAGGGCTTCGCGATCGAGGCCGCGGCGAAGTGGGCCGGGTCCGTCGAGGACGGCGTCGCCCATCTCCGCGGGGCCTACGACCGCATCGTGGTCCACCCCCGATGCGTCCGCACGGCGGAAGAGATGCGGCTCTACAGCTACAAGGTCGACCGCCGGACGGGCGACGTCCTGGCCGACCTGGTCGACAAGCACAATCACTGCATCGACGCGATCCGCTACGCCATCCAGCCGCTCATCAAGCGGCCCGGCACGGCGACCGCCGCCCCGCTGAGGATGTGACCGACGATGGCCGACGAACTCAACCTCAACCTCGGCTCGACCGGACCGACCGGGGACGACGTGTCCGCGAAGTCCCACGCGGTCGAATGCATGGCCGAGACGTGGCGGCTCGTCGAGGACCTGATGGGCGGCACGGCCGCGATGCGGAAGGCGTGCAAGCGGCACCTGCCGCAGTGGCCGGCGGAAGACTTCTTCTCCTACGAGTTCCGCCGCAAGACCGCGACGCTCTTTCCCGCCTACCGCCGGACGGTGTCGGTGCTCGTCGGCAAGCCGTTCAGCAAGCCGCCCACGCCCAGCGAGGACATGCCGGAGCGCATCAAGGCGTGGCTCGAAGACGTGGACCGCGAGGGCCGCAACCTGGCCGCGTTCGCCGCCGACCTGTGCACCGACGCGCTGGCCTACGGGCTGTGCGGCATCCTCGTGGACGCGCCGCCGGGCGAGGGGCTCCGCACCGTCGCGGACGAACAGGCGGCCGGAATCCGGCCGTATTTCGTCCACGTCACGCACGACATGATCCTCGGTTGGCGGACCGAGCGGCGGGGCGGGGCCACGGTCCTCTCCCAGCTGCGGCTGATGGAGTCGGTGGAGGAGCCCGACGGCGCGTTCGGCACGAAATGCGTCCAGCAGGTCCGGGTCCTGGAACCCCGTAAGTGGGCGACCTACCGTAAGGTCAAGGGCGCGACCGGCGCCGAGTCGTGGGATCTGCACGAGCGGGGGACGACCAGCATCGACGTGATCCCGTTCGCCCCGGTCTACGGCTACCGCAAGGGCTTCCTGCAGGGCGTCCCGCCCATGCTCGACCTGGCGTACCTCAACGTCGAGCACTGGCAGAGCAAGTCGGATCAGCAGAACATCCTCCACACCGCGCGCGTGCCCATCCTGTTCGCCAAGGACATGGAGGGCGACGACCTCCACGTGGGCGCCGGGGCGATCGTCAAGGCGACGTCGGCGACGGCGGACCTCCGGTTCGTCGAGCACTCCGGGTCGTCGATCGAGGCCGGCCGGCAGTCGCTGCTCGACCTCGAGGACCAGATGCGGCAGATCGGGGCCGAGCTGCTCGTCATCAAGCCCGGCAACACGACCGAGGTTCAGACCCGCCAGGACAACGAGCCGGCGATGTGCGACCTCCAGAGGATCATGCAGGCCCTGGAAGACGCGCTCGACCTCGCGCTCAGCTTCATGGCCAGGTTCGTCGGCGAGCCCACCGGCGGCACGGTGGCGATCTACAGCGACTTCGGGGTGGCCACGCTGCAGGAGGCGTCGGCCCAACTGCTGGCCTCGATGCAGGAGGCCGGCTCGCTCAGTCACGCGACCCTGCTCAACGAGCTGAAGCGACGCGGCGTGCTGTCCGCCGACGTGGACGTGGGCAAGGAGGTCGCGGCTTCGGCCGACGAACGCCAGGCGGCCCAGGACGCGGCGGCGGCGCGCGAGCAGGCCATGCTCCAGGCCGCCCAGGACCACGCCGCCTTCCACCAGCACGATTCGCAGCACGACCAGGCCATCCCGTTCGGGGGCCAGTGAGCCACCTTCCCAATCATCAGAAAGGAAATCGATCGTGCATTACCGCAACGGCCGCGAAGCGAAGAACGGTGACAAGATCGTGAAGCTGGACGGCGGGAAAGTCGTATCGTTCGGCGTGCTGCACGGCGCGACGCCCGGCAACGACTACTGCAACGGCAACATCGCGACGATTCAGTCGCCCAACGATTACGCCTGCATGTGCGACTGCCTCCACATCGACGACGTGGCGGACTTGCTCAAGCAACAGGGTCTCGACCAACGGCCCGCCGGAAAGTAATTCGCGCCGGTCTACTGCTCAGCGATTCGACGGCCGACGTCGCGGACGCGGCGCGGCGACACCGGGCCGGACGGCCCTTCCCAGCATCGGGCGGAAGCCCAAGGATAGCGACTCGTGAAGTTGAAGACCATTGAAATGAACGGGACGACCTACGCCGAGATCCAGGACGGCAAGCCCGTCTACGAGGCCGACGACGGCAAGGTGATCGCGTTCGACGCGGCGTACACCAACGCCACGATCAAGCGGCTCAACGCCGAGGCCAAGACGCACCGCGAGGCCAAGGAGTCGGCCGAGGCCAGGCTCCGCGACTTCGCGGACCTCGACCCCGAGGCGGCCCGCAAGGCGATCGAGACCGTCCGCAACTTCGACGACAAAAAGCTGATCGACGCGGGCGAGGTCGAGCGGGTCAAGCGCGAGGCCAAGGACGCCTACGATCGGCAGTTCGAGGCCCAGTACAAGCCGATCGAGGCCGAGCGGAACGCCCTCAAGAGCCAGCTCCACAACGAACGGCTCGGCACGGCGTTCAACCGCTCGAAGTTCATCGCCGACAAGTTGGCCATCCCGGTCGACATCGCCCAAGCCCGGTTCGGCAGCCACTTCAGCGTCGGCGACGACGGCCGGATCACGGCGAAGGGGCCGGACGGGAACCCGCTCTACGGCCGAGCCAACCCCGGCGAGCCCGCCTCCTTCGACGAGGCCCTTGAGATGCTCGTCGAGGCCTACCCGCACCGAGAGCACATCCTCAAGGGCTCGGGCGCGTCCGGGGGCGGGGCCGGCGGCGGCCGATCCGCCGACGGCAAGCGGACGATCCCCCGTTCGCAGTTCGACGCGATGAGCCCAGCCGACCGGGCGACGATCGCCCGAGACAAGAACGTCGCCATCGTCGACTGACCAAGCCTTTCGATTCGAGCCGCGGGGCGGACGCCCCACCCATTGCCGCCGGATGGCGGACCCCACGTTTCCGACCACCCAGCAGCCCGCTTTGTGCGGGCCGTAACGCATTGGAGTAATCCGCCGTGGCCAACACGCTCACCGACCTGATCCCCGACCTCTACCAGGCCCTCGACGTCGTGTCGCGCGAGATGGTCGGGTTCATCCCCGCCGTCAGCCGGAACTCGTCCGCCGAGCGGGCCGCGCTGAACGAGACGATCCGCGTCCCGATCACCCCGGCGGTGTCGCTGATCGACAACACGCCGGCCGTCACGTCGCCCGACAGCGGCGACCAGACGATCGGCAACGTCTCGATCGCGATCACCAAGAGCAAGAGCGCCCCGATCCGCTGGAACGGCGAGCAGCAGCGCGGCATGCAGAACGCCGGCACTTACAGCTCGGTGCTCGGCCAGCAGTTCGAGCAGGGCTTCCGGGCGATCGTCAACGCGATGGAGGCCGACCTGTTCGCGGCGGCCTACCAGGGCGCGTCGCGGGCCTACGGCACCGCCGGGACCGCGCCGTTCGGGACGGCCGGCGACCTGTCCGACGCGGCCCAGCTCCGCAAGATCCTCGACGACAACGGCGCGCCCCAGAGCGGGCTGCATCTCGTCCTGGGGTCGTCGGCCGTGGCCAACCTCCGGGGCAAGCAGACCATCCTGCTGAAGGCGAACGAGGCCGGCTCCGACGCCTTCCGACGCACCGGCGCGATCGTCGAAATCCCCCTCGACGGCTTCATGCTCCACAACAGCAACGCCGTCCAGGTGGTCACCAAGGGCACCGGCTCCAGCTACGTCACGTCGGGCTCGACCGCCGTGGGCGTGGGAGACATCGCCCTCGTGACCGGCACGGGGACCGTCCTGGCGGGCGACGTCGTGACCTTCGCGGCCGACGCCAACAACAAGTACGTGGTCAACACGGGGATCACTGCCCCCGGCACGATCACCATCGGCGACCCCGGCGCCCGCGTCGTGATCGCCACCGCGAACGCGATGACGATCGGCGGAAACTACACCCCCAACGTCGGCTTCCACCAGAGCGCCATCCAGCTCGTCACCCGCGCCCCGATCCGGCCGCTCGGCCCCAACGGGCAGCCGATGGACGCGGCCGACGACGTCATCTACATCACCGACCCCGTCACCGGGATCATGTTCGAGGTCGCCGTCTACCGGCAGTTCAAGCAGGTGCTGTACCTGGTCGGCGCGGCCTGGGGCTGTGCGACGGTGAAGCCCGCGCACGTCGCGACGCTTATCGGATAACCCACCCGGGGCGGCGGTCTTCGCGGGCCGTCGCCCCGCATCTTTTTCACGTCGAGGCGAGGGGGCGGCCTGATGTTCGGACGTTGGAAGCGGCGGTACGAAGAGGCCGTGGGCCTGTGCCACGACCTCGCGGACGAAAGCGACAAGTGGAGGCGTTTGGCGAACGAACGGTCCGTCAGCAACAAGACGCTGATCGACGAGGTCGTCAAA